TTTTGACGGATCTATGTTCCGCGTGCTGCCTACCGGGAACAACCGGGTATAAAAATTGTCGGTACCCGTCGTGTCGCGTTCGATTCCGGTCAGTCCCTTCCCGTAGCCCAGCGTTATTTCCTCGCCATGCTCACACCGGCACACGTTCACGGTCTGGCCTTCCACCCACCATTCAGCCTGCCCGCCGACCGCTTCGGCTATCTCTTTCAGGGCTTCGTTGCAGTACTTCCCCTCGTAATCGATGACGATAAGGTCCGTACCGTCCACCCGCCCCACTTTCCAGTCGGTGGTGTGGTTCATTCCGTCATTGATACACTTCACGATCATGGCCACGTGTTCACGCGGAGTCGCTGTCAGCGTGAACACAGGCTCGGTGTTCCCGTCGGTGGTCTCCAGCACAAGAAAACGTCTCACCAGGCTCTCGATACCGTAAAACTTCAAATCATATACCCACTCCTGGCCGCTCTTCTGCTTCGGGATGTACCGTTCGGTCAGCCAGTAGCGCTCACCCTCAAAGTCCACCCGGTCATTCACGTCCAGGGCGATATATTCGTAATGCGTGAAAGAGAGTGTCAGGACATTGTCACCCTGCACCTCCTTCACCTGGGTGGAGCTGTCGCCCGCCTCGATATCGGTCCGTCTGTTGCCGTTGCTGTCATAGATGGTCAGCATGTCTGTATCTTGTTTAAACGTCGTTTGAATAGGGTTTGAATCACATTTATATGATCGGGACAGGTTCCCGGAACTTCACCTTGAACTTGCCGGCGTGCACGCCTTCCTTCCAGAGATAGGTCAGAGGCTGGAACTTGCTGCAATCCGTATATTTCACACGGAGAGTCAGGGCAAGTTGGGGAAAGGAAATCTCAAGCCACCCGTCACGGCCTTTCTTCAGGAAATTGATGAACTCGAAATACTTCTTCAGCCAGCCGGCCTGCGTTTTGCCAAACAGGGCGAAATGAAGCGTCACGTCACGGGCCTCGTTCCTGGGCGTCAGCACGGAGGAATATTTCTCCCCGTCCTCCTCCCGGATATTCACAGCCGTGTCCGTTTTCGTCTTGCTCGGGGTCAGGATGGCGGTCAGGTTATCCATCCCGCCGCGCTTGTCCTCAACGAGGAACACCCCGTATGTACTCCAGATGTCGGTACCGTTG